ACATGGGCGTCCGCATCCAGGACATCATCTGATGGCTGACGCCAGGTCGTACCAGTTCGGCCCCGTTCTGACCGAGCGCATCATCAGCGTGGTGAAGCGCGTCGATTCGATGCCGTATCAGGCCGGGCTGACCAGGATCCCGACTCGCTTCGAGGATGTGCCGCAGCCTGGGATGACGCTCAAGCGCGGCACCTACACCGGCTCGTGGGCCATCGGCACGACGGCCGCCGTGACGCTGATCGGCTCGACGCAGACAATCGCGGTCACGAATTACTGCGTGGAGGCCGATGGCGACACGGCGTCGTCGGCATCGTTCAACGTTGTCTTCGGTTCCGTCATGGGGACGCAGACGGCTGTTGAGATTCAGACTCCAACGCAAACTTGCACGATGGTGGTGGGCGGCTTCGACCTGACTGAACTTCCGAACTATGATGGGACGCAGATTCAACTCCTCGGCCACGGCGCCGGAGATACGAACTCCACCGCCTGCCAAGGCTTGCAGTGGTACAGTGTCCTTACTTGCTCTAGCTCAACAGCCACATGACGCTCATTACCTTTCAAGACGGCAAGCCCGTCATGCGTGACGGCAAGGTGGGGACGGAGCAGGCGTGCTGCTGCTGTGATAATTGCTTGACGTTTTCTGGAATAAATAGCACAGGAGGAACGAACTCGTCTGGATTTTGTGCTTCGTTTGCCGATCAGGACGAGATTGACATAAACGCTTACATTGACCTCGTGGAGCAGACAGCACAATCTGTTGCGGACAATTTGAGTAATGCTGGCTGGACAGCATCAGTTACAGTAAGTCGCAGCCTCACAAAGACTTTTTTTGAATGCCCGGGGTTTTGTCCTGATACGGATCAGCCCGGACAGTGTTACGAGATCTTGTGGAGCTTTGACATTCGCATCAATGCTACGTGCGAATGTTGCATTTCACTACCTGAATTGCCGTTTGTGAATTGCGGGGTAGCTAACGATTGCGAGTTATTCGACCAACCGGAAGGCAGGTGGGTCAACGTGTACCCGCTTGACGAGCTGCCTTATCCGCCAGGCGAGTACATACCTAGTTTTCTCACGCTAGGCCCAGACTGCGCACCGTGGTCGCCACTGTCTGCGCTATATGGCATCAATGGGGATTACGGAATCGACATTGGGGACGGTTCTTTTGGAGCTATTTGGGTGCCTGTCTGCACTGGCTCTGAGTGGTGCGTAAATCCCCTCCCATGATCCGCTGCCGCCTTGCACATCTTGAGGCCCGCTGCCGCGAGCGTGGCTACACGCTCGAGCAGGTGCGGCCGTGCATCGTCTCGCAGGACGGCGACACGATCACGGTAGACGAGACACACCCAGCATATCCCGCCAAGCCGAAGCCCGGCGTGTCGCTGGCGCAAAAGACCGCGAACTTTGCCGCCTCGGCAGCGAAACACCTCGCCGCCGGGATGCCCAAGTGCAGCGACGAAGAACGCGAGCGACGGTTTGCCGTCTGCCAGGGCTGCGAGTTCTATGATGGCAAAGCCTGTACGAAGTGCGGCTGCCCGGTGGTCCGCGAAAAGCGGTTTGTCAGCAAATTGGCATGGGCCGACTCGGAATGCCCTGCTGGCAAGTGGGGCAAGGAAGCCAAAAAAGCCGTGGACAACCCGTAGGCTACATGGCACCATATCATCATGGCCGGCGACCACCACTTCACGATCCACGGCGTCAGATGGCTCCTCCGCTTCACGCGGTTGCGTGGCGAGGCGGCCGGGTGGGCATACTTGCCGGATGCGAAGAACCCGAAGATGCCGCGGAAGATTCTGATCGACGAGCGGCTCAAGGGCCGCGCCCGCCTGGAGACGATCCTGCATGAGTGCATCCATGTCTCGTTCCCGACGGCCAGCGAAGAGCACGTTACAGAAGCCGCCAGAGACATCTCTCGCGTCCTCTGGAGCCTCCGAGACGAGTCTGCTTGACGCCGTCGTCGCGGCGCTTCCCGACACCTACCACGGCATCGGCTGCTGGATCGACAGCGTGGCCCCTGACGCCAGGGCGGAACTGGACGAAATCAAGCGGCAGTTTCGGTCTGGCGCCATCAAGACCCCTCGCCGCACGCTCGCGAAGGCGATCGCCAAGCAACTCAACGAGCGCGGCATCTGCCGAATCGGATTCCCCGGAGTCGAGGCATGGCTGCAAAAGGGCTGAAGGCGGCGATCATCTCGACGCTGCCTGCGGAGACGCCGGCTGCGGACTCCGAACAGGTCACGCAGCGGCAGGACGGCGACACGCTGGAGGCGAAAAGTACATCGCGGCGGATCAAAACCGTCGAAGACCTCCTGCGGCATATCGAAGCCGACATGACCCGCTACGAGGTGGCGGCCAGCGAGGCCACGAAGTGGGAGTGTGGCGACGGCGAAGGCGGCAGCATTGAACTCCACCGCGTCTTCGTTCGCCTCAAGCCCAAGGCCGGGCCTGGCGTGCTTGAGTGCGTCGAGGGGATGATCAAGGCGGCCGGGAAGAAGCTACGCCAGCACAAGCCAGCGGCCCGAAGCAGAAAAACGCGGAAGGACGGCCTCTGGCAAGTTCTCGTCGTATCTGACACGCATTTTGGGGCGTATGCGTGGAGCAAGACGACCGGCGGCGCCGACTATGACCTCGGCATCGCGGAGTCGCGTGTGGCGGCGGCAACGAACCAACTGCTTGACGCCGGGGACGAGTACCAGCCGGCCCTCCGCACGGTCGCCTTCCTTGGAGACTTGTTTCACTTCGACACGCCCGCAGGCACGACCACGAGCGGCACGCCGCTCGAGCGCGACGGCCGCATCCAGAAGGTCATCAACGTAGCCTCTGACGTTCTCCTCGGCATCGTCGAGCGGTCGGCGGCGACCGTCCCGACGGACGTCTTCACCGTCAACGGCAACCACGACGAAGTGCTGACCTGGGCATTTCAGAGAATCCTCATGGAGCGCTACCGCGGTGTTTCGTCAGTCAACGTGAGGCCGCAGTTTACCGGCCGCCAGTATGCCCCTTACGGGCGGAACTTGCTGGGCTTCTGCCACGGCCACAAAGCCAAGAGGAAACTGCCGCAGATCATGGCGCTCGAGCAGTCTGCGGCCTGGAGCGAGAGCGTCTATCGGGAGTGGCACACGGGCCACCTCCACCACCAGGCCGCCGAGAATAACAAGCCGCTGGACACGCTTGATGGAGTCATCGTCAGAACGGCCCCTACGGTCGTCCCGCCAGACGATTGGCACTCGGCCGGGGGCTTCATTGGCGCGAGACAGTGCATGGAGACGTTCCTGTACCGCCCCGAGGGCGGGCTGGTGTCGATGCACGTTGCGGGGGCGGAATGAGCGACGACCTTGACCTATGCGCGTTTCCGGCCCGCAGGAAGGCGAAGCGACACGCCGTGAATCAGCCAATGCCAATCGACAGGTACTGGTGGCTCCGCGAAACGGCGAAGTTTGAACGCTGGTGGCACGACAACATGGAGATGCCGCTCCTGCGTGCAATGGCAGAAAAGATGAATGAAATCTGGAAGTAATGGCTACCCTGCACCACAATACCCCGATCGACTGGCTCCGCATCGCCGCCCAAGAGGCCGCCGGAAGCCACGATATGCACACCCAGAACGGCGCCGTGCTCGTGCCGCGGGCCGCATCCTACGTCTGCGTCGGCGTCAACAAGGTGCCGGCGGGCGTGTGGGCGGCGCCGGATCGGCTCGCGCGACCGGCAAAGTACGAATACATAGAACACGCGGAGCGGATGGCGATCTATCAGGCCGCGCGGGTCGGCACGCCGACGCTGGGGGCGACGCTCTACTGCCCATGGTTCGCCTGCATGGACTGCGCCAGGGCGATCATCATCGCCGGCATCGCCGAGGTCGTCGGCCATGTCAAGCCGCGGTGCGCAACGCCGGAGCGCTGGACGTCGAGCATCGTCAAGGCCGAGGCCATGCTCCGCGAGGCGAACGTCAGTATGCGGTGGCTCGCGGAGCCGCTGGGTGTCACCATCAAGTTCGACGGCGAGGAGATGACGCTGTGATCATTGGACTCTGCGGGACGGCCGGGGCAGGCAAGAACACGGTCGCGGAGCGGCTGTGCCTGGAGCACAAGTTCGTTCCGGTGGCGTTCGCCGATCCGCTCTACGCCGCCGTCTCGGCGATCACCGGCCTGTCTGTCGAGCAGTTGCAGGACCGCTCCAGAAAAGAGAACACCCTCGGCTGGATCAGTTGCTCTCCCCGGAAACTCCTCCAGACCCTCGGCACCGAGTGGGGGCGAAACATGATCCACGAGGAAATATGGGTCATGGCGACGATGCAGAAGATCGAGTCCTCGCCGGGGGTCAATTTCTGCATCACCGATGTACGTTTCGCCAACGAGGCGGCGGCCATCAAGGCCCGCGGCGGCGTCGTGTGGCGGGTGGTGCGCCCCGGCTTTGGCGTCCTGGACGGCGAGACGGCGAGCCACGAGAGCGAGCGCGGCATCCCCGACGAATACGTCGATGACGAGATCGTAAACAGCGGCAGCCTTGCAGACCTCCACGCTGCCGTCGATGCCGCGATTGGCAGGCTACAGGCCGCTACAATGGTGGTATAGCCCCTGTAGCACGCCCCGTGAGGCCCATAGAGGCCCGCAACGCACAAGGAGGTGCCTGCGATGGAACCGAAGATTCGGCGGAAGTTCAAGTCCCTCGGCATCACGCTGTCAACGGCGACGGCTGCGGCCACCACGATCCGCTGGGACGACGTTGCTGGCGGCACCCTGCTGATGGGAACCGTCAGCACAAGCGCATCGACGATCCAGTTGTGGGCCAGCGGCTCGACGGACGGCACGTTCGGGCGGCTCTACAACGCTGACGGCAGCGTGGCAGACATCACGCTGGCCCCGTCCACGACGGACGCCCGCATCTACGCCGTCCCTGACGCAGCCTACGGCGTCGGCGCGCTGAAGTTTGTGTCGGCCACGACGAACTCCACGGCTGCAATCTGCGTCGTCACCCTCAAGACCTGACGAGGGGGCGACCGTGACGGCCGAGGAGATCAAGCAGAGCGTCCTGGACACGTTCCTCCGCATCGCCGACAGGTTCGGCGTGCCGTGCGTGATCCTCGCGGTCGTGATGTTCTTTGGCCGCGAGGCTGCGATCGCCCTGCATGGGACGGTCGTCGAGCCGATGGTCAAGTCGCATGTCGAGTTTCTGGACGCCACGGCCGAGACGCTCAAAGAGATCGGTCAGGTGCAGCGGCAGCAGACCGCGACGCTGCAAGAGTTGGCAGCCGGCCAGCGCGATCTCCACGAGATCGTAAAGGCCATGAGGCGGGAGTAAGCCATGGAACACACGCTGCTGATCCTGCTTATCGTCGCGGTATTTGTGCTGGCAATTCGGAAATAACCACATGGCGATGAACAACCGGCTGCTGCGGCCTCGGGCCAGCGGATTCGATCCGCGCACCATCCCGAATCTGGGCATGTGGCTGGACGCGAGCAACGACGGCAGCCTGACGCTCAACGGGAACACCGTCAGCGAGTGGCGCGACCTTTCGGGCAACCGGCGGCATGTCGCGCAGGCGACAGCCGCGTCGCAACCGAATGCGGTGAACCGCACACAGAACGGCCGGCGCGTCCTCGACTACACGGGCGGACAAGAGATGCTCGGCAACGCCGCGACGCTGGGGCTTCTGCGAAACGTGAGCGGGGCGACGATCATCGCGGCCGTCAAATGGGACGCGCTGTCCACGATTTCCCTCAGCTATACGGCCGTGCTTTTTTCGTCTGGAACAGGGGCGACCGCCGCTCGCGCCGCGCTTACCTCTGCCGCCCCAGTCGTCAGCAGTTTGTCGGCTGCTGGTCGCCGACTCGACGCCAATGCGTTCGCCCGGGCAGACGGCACAGGGACGACCAATCCGAGGATCGCGTCGGCCGTACTCGACTACGCCAACTCGGACGCATTCATCTACGCCGAGGGTTCTCTCGCCGGCAGTAACACGTCGTTCCAGACCACCGGCAACACGTCCGACACCGACAGCCTGGCGGTCTCTGTCGGCGGCGGCAACGGCGCGAATCTGCTGGACGGCTGGATCGGCGAGGTGCTGGTGTGGCCTCGCTTGCTCACCGACGCCCAGCGGTTGCGCGTTGAGCGGTACCTCGGGCGCAAGTGGGGCATTACCGTTGCATGATGAGATACTTCCGCTCCACGCCCGCAGTGTACGCCAGCATCTGCGCCCAGTTGGACGCGGCATACGGCTATCCGAATGCGGCGACGAAGACCGCGCGGACGCTGCCGCTGGTGGCGGACCTGCCGAGCGACGATCAAGGGCGCGTGTACCTGGCAGTGGCGGCGGACTACTGCGAGTTCGTCCTGCCCTCGCAGATGCTGCCCGAGCTGATCTCGCTCGGCCTGGTCGATGAGATCACGCAGGCCCAGTACCTGGCGGCCATGCCGTCACTGGAGCCCTGACCGCAAACTGCACGATACGCCCCGCCACCGCGTAGGCTGGACGTAGGCCACGATTCGGGGCGTCACGACACCTTGGGCAGGACGTCAGGGGCGTTCGTGTCGGCCGGGACGATCCTGGGGTCAAGATACTTTCGGGTCACCGTCGGACTCGAGTGACCCATGAGCGCCTGCGGGTCGCCTCCTGCTGCGGCGTAGTACGAGGCCGACGTCTTGCGGACTCGGTGGAACTTGCTCATCCGGTCATTCGGCAGCCCCGCCCGCTCGCAGATGCGGCCGAGGCGATGCCAGATCAGGGTGTAGCTCCTATCCCAATCGAAGACGATCTTCCGCTTTGTCTTCGTCGCCATGATTTCCGCATAGCACTCTGGCGGGATCGGCCGGTAGATGTCGGCGCGCTGCCCCTTCCGGCCCTCGGCGCGGAAGATCACCGCCTGCGGCTCGACATCCTGCCACTCGAGCGCCAGCAGGCCGCCGATTCGCTCGCCTGTCCAGTAGGCGGCCTGGAGGATGGCGCGGAACCACCGACTCGCCGGCACGCCGCAGATTTCGCCTTGCTCTCCGTCGCAAGCGACGAGCAACTTCCTGAACTCGTCGATGAGCCACGCCCGCGGCACGCGCTCCGGCACGCGGATCGTCCGCATCTGCGGCCAGGGGCAGAGGCCACGCCTCGCAGCGAACTCGGCGAGCGCGTGCAACTGGGCGCGGTCTTTCGCCGCTGTCCCCACAGACCGAGTCCGCAAACGCCAGGCCAAGAACTTGGCGAGTTCCAGTTCGTCAAGGTGCTGCTCTACGGTCGGCTCGACGCCACCGAGGAACTCTCGGTACTTCGAGATCGTCATCCCGTAGAGTCGAATCGTCCGGTCGCCGATCCCCTTCAGGGGCGCGTAGAGGTCATCAAGTAACTGTTGTAGCGTCAAGGTGGCATCTCCCCAGAATGGAGTACCACATCCTTGCGATCAGGCAAACGAGCGCATCATGCGTTTCGTGAGAATCAACAATTTTTCCGCCCGGCAAGAGGGGAACTCGGCACCCATGGTCGCAGTCCACATGGCACGAGCGATACTCTTTGCCTCGACGGCAGACTTTGCCATGACCACGAACTCGTCGGCGTCACACACCTCTCCGTCCTCCCACTCGACCAGAACCGTAAATGTCCGCTGCCCCACACCGGCCTCCTTTCCGCGGGTTTGTGCGTCCTGCTTCCTTCCGCCCCCTAGAATCCCCTATCCTCCACTACAGGTCAAGTCCACAGGGAGCGGGAAAAATGGCAAAGGCGGGAAAGGCTCACTATCTTGCCCAAGCCGTCGGCTCTGCCGAAGCCGCCGCAATCCTGGGCATCCACTGGACGCAGCCGGCCAGGATGGTGGAGAAGGGGCAACTGACGTCCCACATCGTCACCGGCTCGCTCTACTCCGACGATCCCAGCCGCTCATACGCGATCTATGACGGCGGCGAGTGTGAGGCCAACTACCAGGACTATGACGAGCGGTTTCGTGCGGCCGGCGGCAAAACGGAGCGTCGGCCACGCTCGTGGCTGCACACCCGCCCCGACGCCCTGCGGCACCTGAAGGCGGTGAAGACGCCGATCGCCTTCGCCGACGCCATCGGCATGGCCGAGGCGGCGAAAATCCTCTGCGTCCACCAAACTCTGATCCCGCGGCTCATCGCCAGCGGGAAGGTCGTCGGCCGGAAGCCCTGGAACCCGAGGGGGAAGACAGGGTCGAAGGTGTTCATAATCTCGCGGCGTTCGTGCCAGGAGAACGTCAAGGAGATGCGGGCGCTCGAGGCCGCCGGCAAGAAGCCGGGAAGGACCAGAAAGAAAGTCTCTTGACTCGTAGCCTATCGGCCCGATACATTCCTCCACGCTCAAGGAGGAATGCCAGTGCTTTGGCAGCATCAAGAGGACGCGATTCGCTGGGCGCTCGACCGCCAGGCGGCCCTGCTCCATCACGGCATGGGCAGCGGCAAGACTCGCACGGCGCTTGAGTACCTGCGCCGGCTCGGCGCGAACCGAACGCTCGTCTGCTGCCCGAAGGCCGTGATCCCAGCCTGGGTGAAGCAGGCGGGCCTCTGGTTTCCAGAACTCCGCGTTGTCGCGCTCGAGCAGAACGGCTCGGCTGCGAAGGACAAGGCCGTCACCGCCGCCCTGGCCGACACCTCGCCGGTCCTCGTCATCACCAACTACGAGAGCGCGTGGAGGCTGAAGAGCGTCGAAAGGGCGAAGTGGGACTGCTTCGTCTGGGACGAGATTCACCGCCTCAAGAGCGCCACGGGCGTGGCGAGCCGGTGGGCGGCGAAGATGGTGAAGAACAACCCGACGGCCCGACGCCTCGGCCTAACTGGGACGCTCATCCCGCATTCGATCCTTGACGCCTGGGCGATCTACCGGGCCGTCGAATCGCCGGCCTGCGAGACGTTCGGCACCAGTTACACGCTGCACAAGGCCAACTACGCCGTCTTTGCCAACGGGCCGCAGAAGTTCGTCGTCGGCTTCAAGAACTTGGCCCAGGCCAACAAAAAGATTGCGGCCACGACGCACTTCGTTCGCACCACCGACGTCATCGACCTCCCGCCGATCTCCTTCCACGACGTTGCCTGTGACCTGTCGCCGAAGGAGTCAAGCCTCTACCGCGAGGTGGAGAACGAGTTCTGTGCGATCTGCGATTCCGGTTCCGTCACGCCGAAGAACGCCCTGGAGCAACTCCTCCGGCTGCAACAAATCTGCGGCGGCTATGTCAGGTTTGATGACGAAAAAACTGCGTCGCGAATCGACGAGCATCCTGCCAAGGCCAAGATGCTGTCTGATATGCTGGAGGACTTGCCCGCGTCGGAGCCAGTTGTGATCTTCTGTCGGTTCAAGAGCGACATCGAGGCGGCGAAGAGCGTCGCCGAGACTCTCGGGCGGAAGGTCAGCGAACTCTCCGGCGACCGCAACGAACTGGCGGATTGGCAGCAGGCCAATACATCTGTCCTCGTCGCGCAGATTCAGTCGGGCGGGATCGGCATTGACCTGACGCGGGCGGCCTACTGCTGGTTCTACAGCCTCGGCTACTCGCTCGCGGAATACGAGCAGGCCGTCGCGCGGCTGCACCGCCCAGGCCAGACGGCGAAGACCGTCATCTACCACCTTGTCGCAACGATCAATGGTCGCTCCACCGTGGACGGCCGGGTCTATGCGGCTCTTCGTGACCGCAAGGAAGTCGTCAATGACATCATCCATGGCTACAAGCACCGACAGCACGCTCTCAACCGTGCTCGCTGAAATCGCCACCATCGACAAGCAGATGGTCGAGGCCAACGACCGCATCGACCAACTCAAGGCTCGCCGCCAGCACCTCGAGTCGCTGGCGGTCGAGGAGATGACGACACAACGCCTGGACGGAGTCAGGGTTGCAGGGAGGTCGTGGAGGGTCGAGTTCGACCACTTCATGTCGGTTACGGAGGACCGGAAGGAGGCTGTCATCGAAGCGGCGAAGGCTGCCGGCTGCTGGAAGCAGTTGGAAAGCGTCAACACCGCTCGACTGAAGAGCCTCCTGCGTGAGATGGCGAAGGAGGCGGGCAAGGACGCCCGCTCCTCCCACTCCGAAGGCACCCCGTTCGCTGGTCTTGTCGGGGAGCACGTTGCCCCCCGACTGCGTCACACCACGGTTGGGTGACGCTGGTTCGATGGGTTCATGCACAGGAGAAACAGCATGACGACTGCGATTGCGACGAAGGTGATCGACTACCCCGGTCTGTCGGCCGACAGCCGGCAGATGCGGATCATCGAGGCGAATCTCGATGGCGAGCCGATGAACGAGCAAGACCTCGTCCGGGTGAAGACCCCGGCGGGCGGCGGCACGAAGTGGACGGTGCCGGTGAACGGCAACGAGGAGACGGTCGATGAGATCGTCGGCCTCTGCGTCGCCATCGCACCTCGCGGCGTGCTCTGGCCGCAGGAAGACCCGACGGACCAGCGGCCGGTGATCGTGACGAACGATCTCCTGGTCGGCTACCGCGTGTCGGATGATCTCGGGACGATCGACCCGAAGGCGCTCGAGAAGTACCGGATCGGCGACCGTCGCTATGACTGGATCGCGCTGTCGAACTCTCCCGAGTTCGG